AAGCTGTTCGGTAATTTCTGCCATGATTATCCTCGTGCCGCGTTACGTTCTAATTGATGCATGAGCGCATACATCTTTTTCGCGCCCTCGCGACGACTGCCATTCCCAGCGCCGCGCACGGCGCGGGCGGTCATGACAAACTCACCGTCGGAAAGCATAGCGGGGATATCATCAGAGGTCTCGGTCCCCGGTCCACTGATCTGGCCGATACGTCTAGGATAGCCTCCCTGTGCCAATGCGGCAATACCTCCCATATTGAAATAGGTAGGCTGGGTATAGGCCATTGGGTTGTAGCCAATGTAACTAGGCGTGGCTACTCGGATATCTTCCATGGTCTCCGAGGGGGACCATGCGGAGGAGCCAATAATTTCCCCACGCTCGTTGTATTGAACGCCCGGCAATCCTTGGATGTAATACGCAGAAGGATTATCCGATAGATCAATCGGCTGACGCATGTCTTTTGCAAACTCAGTTTCTGGTGGGGGTTTTGGGGTAAACCCACCTGCCATGCCAAGGGCAGCAACGCCAGCCGCAACACCGGGGCCATAAGTACGGAGCGCTCCGGGGGCAGGAGGGGTAGGAGGGGTAAGTTCGGTTTTTAATGTTTGTAATGCAACATTTGGCGATACCCCTTTATCAACAAGCATTTTGTATTGCGGGCTACTTATTATATCTGCACTAGTTGGTGCTGCTGGTGCTGTTGGAGTACCGGGGAAGAATAGATCACCTAGTCCGCCTTTTACCTGTTCATAGCCTTGGGCAAAGTTACCCTTGGCAATATCCATTACGCCACTACCGGCCCGGCTCAAAGAAGCTCCTACGCCCGGAACACCGCCCGTGCCGCCCGGTGCGGCTCCCCCTGCTGCGCCTGCAGGAGCGGCAGGAATATTGGGCATCTCCACTGCGCCCATTCCCGCTGGATACCGCAACGTATCCGTACCTAAACCGGGCTGGAAGGAAGTTCCCGCAGGAGGTCTTACGCCTACTTTCCCTGCCGCACTGGCTAAATCGTACATGGCATCTGGCGCAGCGCCAGACAGGCTAGGTTGGGCAAGGGGGGAGCCACCTGTATAACTTGACCCACCCGTAGGCCCTGCAGCGGCAGCCGCTGGTGCTGCGCCTTGTGATACTAATTTAGCCGGGCCAAGGGGTACTTCAAGATCAACCAAGTTCCCGTCCGCCCCAACCACCGTCGGACGGTTGGTTGCTGCAAAAGACTGCTCATACACCCGACCGTCTTTCATGACCGTTTGTTTTACGATCTCCCCGGGTCTTCCGGGAGCCGTATTGGCTCTTGCGATTTGCGCCTCATCAATGTCTGGGCTACCGAACTTTGCCACTCTAGCAATAGCATCATCCGCTTCTGCCGCAACCGCAGTTGTTCCTTGTGAGGCTGCAGTTGTTGCATCTGCATTTGCTTTTGCTGGGGCCGCTCCTTGTGCATAAGCAATCGTCCCCGCAATAGCGCCTTGGGTTAGGCCCCCTTGGACGGCTTCTTTAAGGCTTTGTCCTTGTAAAAGTCCTGCGCCTGTACCAACTACCGCTGCATTGGCAGCAGCTAATACCGTAGGATTACTAATAAATTGACCAGTATATTTGCCAACAAAATTAGAAACAGGTCCCCCCGGCGCACCGGCAAAACCAACCACCGAGTTGATCAAAACATCTTTTAGACTTCCGCCAGATAGCGCAGTTACCGCGCCCGAAGCAAGACCTGCAGCTACTGGGGCGGACATCATGGCAAAGCCTGCTGGTCCGAGGGCCATGGACAGTCCAATGGTAGCCACCATCCGACCAATCGGGCTTTTCAATACTGATTTGACAGCACCGACAACATTTTTAACAGTATTTACAAAGGCTTTTCCAACCGCCTTAATTGGAGCGGTAACTGCCTTCCATAATTTTTTAACAAAAAACTCAGGCAGACCGGTTACCGGGTTGATGGTTCCCGAACCCCCACGCGACTTCAGTAACCGCATTTCCGCAGGCGTAATATGCGCCAGCATGGTGTCCCCGTTACGGCCTTGGCTGGCCACGAGCCGCGCTGCTTCAGCAATGCCCCCACGGGCAAACTGCTGCGGAGGCGGCATCATCATGCCGCTGCCCATGTCCCGCGAACGCTGCTCATCTATGAGCACTGCTAACAAAGTGCTTAGAAATTCCTCGTCATACTCTTCTGGAAATACCCCCGCCTCCAAATCCCCGTCTTGAACCGCCTGAGCAATCTCTTTGGCGTACTGATCAGGGTTTTCATAGAGGAACGTGACAATATCGACTAGTGCATCTAATTGCTCATCTGGCAACTGATCAAGGCCCGCTTTCATTTGATCCATGGCCTCTTGGACTTCCAAGTCCACGTCCGGGCGGGCTTGCTTGAACCCCTGCCGCACCGCGTCGTAGGAATCCATGTAGCTTAGCTGTGGCATAGCAGCTTGCTGACCTTCCGGTAGCGCCATGATGCCTTGTTCGTTAGTCGCCATGTTCGTTTCCTGTCAAGAACAATTGCCTGAATTATCCAGCATTATTGCGTTAAATAGTAGATTGAAGCGCACTATCGGCTAACTTCTTCCCAGTCAAGGGAAGCCAAAATTGTGGAACTGTTGGTTGATGCAGCAGCAATCAACGTCAACTCAAAAGCCGTGCCGGTTATCCCGTTTCGCTCTAGTTGGTTGGCAAATAGCGCCTGCTTCAAAATATCAATGGTAGTAGAGCCTTGGTTCGACCCCTGCGTATAGCCCGACGCTAAGATGCGCCCACCAGTAAAGGACGTACCCGTAATGTTGTACTCCACCCCCGAGTTCGTTCCAGCACTTACCCAAGTCCCGCCGGTTGTAGTTCCTGAAGCCACTAGCCGCCATTCATAATTCACGTTATTGCTTAACGCCAGAATAGATAACGCTGTCAAAACAACAATAGCATCTAGTCTGGTGGTCTTTAGACGAATCGAAACAAGCGGGTAAAAAGTTCCCGCAGTAGTTAGTGTTATTGGCGCGGTAATGGGTATACCGATAGCCTGTTGCAAACCGGTTAGGGCAAAGCCCCCTTCTGAGATTACTGTCGAGCAAACTTGTTTTAGCGTACTAGCGCCTGACGTTGCCGCTGTATTTTTCATCTCATACCGCAAAGGCAGTGAGGCAGTGGTGATATACGTGGTTGTGGTCAGGTTGGCATGGTTGAAGTTATGCGCCGGGACGAACTGCCCATCAATAATGAACCCCATACGGGCGGTGCCAAGACCTAGCCACTCGATGTCCATGTAGAGAATCTGCGACTTGTCCAAGTCAAGCGTAATACCAGAAGGCCCTGTGCCATCCAGCGGGTCTTGGTTCCAGTTAGCTTGCGCCACTTGTGTATTTACAACGACCCCAGAAACAGAACTGCGCTCTACGAAATAGGCGCTTGTCCCGTCACGTTCAATATAAAAGCCGTTAGCAGTACCGTAATAACCAACACGCTGACGTAGATTTGCTTTCGCCGTACCCATGACAAACGTATTCATCACCAGCAAGCTCTTGCCCGGCTGATACGCAAATATCTTTGTGGTTTCTCTTACTACCTCATCATTGTTTGCGCTACCCACCGTCAAATTGACTAGCCCCTCGTCCGCGCTAAACGTCGCAGCCGCCGTTCCGGTAGTGCCTGTTGACCAGAGATCGTTATCTGAGTATCGGTGCGAAGAGTCAAACAGCGTAAACGGCTCACTTACCCGTAGCCGCCCAAACGCGTCTAGGTTTGTTCCACCTAATGCAACAGGTACAGATCCATTTGTCGAAGCCATAAGTGATAACTGACCTATCAGGGTATCAAGCGTGTTGAAATACAACCGCAGAATATTGTTGAGTTCATCGTGGTACCTACGGTTATATTCCTGCGGTGCATACGGCAATGCAGGCGCTTTTGTTCTTAAAAGCGTCTCAAAGTCAGTTACAACGACAGAAGTCGTCATCGACCACCATCCGGCCTAATGTCCAATTTAGGCACACCTAATTGCCATTGCGTACCCAAGGTGTCCGACTCTATCCGAAACGCCATCTGCCGCCCACGCACTCGCGTATACACTAACTGCGTAAACTCCTGCACCTCGTACGTTTTTTCGGTGTTGTAATTCTGCGTAGATTGCACCGTCGGCGCATTCGATACCTTATACGGCGCACCGGGGTTCTTCCTCGGACGCATCTTAAACTTCACCGCAGGGTCCGTCGAACTCTGTGTCATCGAGCCATTAAACGTGATATCAGGAATCATCCGCCAGACAAAGCCATACTTATCGCCATTGGCAATATCAAAGTCAGCCGACTGGATATACGAACTAATTGCACTTGGCGGGTTAGTTGTCCCATCATCTACCGCCGCTTCGTGGAACACGATTATGTTGCCTAATGTCGCTGCTTGCGGATAATCACGCAACGGACTATCCAACCATGCAGTACGTGACAGATTGCCGTAATACCACGCATTATCTACGTAGTTGTAGATCACATAGCGATCTATCGTATTTGAATCCTCAGAGCAGTAATACCACCAGACTTCATTAAACCGCTCATTGGTGCCAGCAAAGAACTGGAACCCCTGATCAAGATTAATGTCGTCATACACATACTTCCAAACCGAACACACCAACGGTTCTACGCGCCCTGAGTAGATGTAAAACTTATCCGTACCCATCCAAAACGTAATGCCCGACCCTGTTGCAATCGCATTTGGACTGACCAGAGAAATATTATCGGCAATCAGATTAAAACCATACACGAGCGGCGGTCCCAAATACTGCATTGAGTACAACGCCGCATCCGTCCAAACCAAAATCTCCTGCCGCGTCTGTAACGCACCGATAATGTCCGAGCCCCGGGATAAACGATAACTACCTGCTTGGTTGGTCGCAGTAGGTGTCCAATCTAAATAATCTTCTTGCGCACTCCAACGGATCAACATCGGATCAAACGCCGCCGTGCCATACGCACCATAATCACTCGACCCAAATGCAATCACAATCCGCGTCGCATCCGACACCAGTATTTGCGATATTTGAGAAGGCACATCGGTGCCAGATACCAGTGTGCCACGCGTACCATACGCAGGATTTGTTCCTGCCCCCGGTTGCCACAAATAGAGTTCACCACCTCTTGGAGAAAACAACAAATCTTCCCCATAATTGGATTGACTCCACAATCGTAACTGCAGTCCAATCCCTACGCTAAAGCTCGAGCCCCACGTGCCACGGCTCCATGTACCGGTGCCCCAGCCCGTGCCCACCGTATAAATGGCCGCACCTGTATTAATCTGATAGGCCCCTACTACCGCTGCCCCGCCATTACCAGAATCCGACGCATTCGATAACACCGCCGCACCGGGAGCGCCGATAGGAGAAACTACACGTGCTTGGATAGTGTAGGTATTCGCATTGACTACCGTTACCTGATATTCCTGTTGCAAAATCGCTTGCGTGATATTGCCACCAAGGCCAGAAGCCCCAACACCACTGAACGTCACAAAGTCCCCGGTATTACAACCATGGGAAGTGTCCGTCACGGTAATCGTAGAAGAGAAAGGCGCAACAGTGACCGCCGAAAACGTGACATCCCCTGCAGCCGTCGTATTCCTGATAGGCGTAATGTCGTAATACACGCCACCATCTTCTACATAAAACTTGAGATTCGTACCTACCCCAAGAATATTAAAACCTTTAAGCGTTACCCAATTCCACAAGGACCGCGCAACACCCAAAAAGGTATTGTAAGAAAGCGCCGCCCAACCACCTATTTTCTCAGGGAAGCCCCCGCGAAAACGTATTTTGTCACAGTCAAACCATCCTCCTTTACCAGCAAGGGTGGTGACTTCCTTATTAAGACCGGGACGAAACTGTAGTGGTTGTAGCGGCATTGCGGCTCACCTAATTTATTGCATCGTTTCTGGCTCGTCTGCGACGACCTCTGTAGCAGGTGTTGGTACAGGTACTTGCGACGTAGCTTGTTCGCGTATC